TGTTGACAAACTCCTCGCCAACATACTGAAGGGTCTCTACCTCCATTACCTGAACATCGTCAAGGAACCCGTCAAAGACTCCCTCAACATCCTGCCTGGTATATAAAGGTCTTAAACCCATATCACTGCATGTTTTTGATATTTTCTCAACCTCAGAATTATGTACTCCTTGCCTTCAAACTCAAACCTTGCCGTATCAGGTATTGACTCGTCAAACAGTTCCATGAAAATCTTAAAACTCCAAATCACATCATCCTTTCCCGTGCTGATCCTGTACTGGTGACCATTTTCTTCTGCATAACATTCAATGGTCTTTTCTTCTGGCGTCCCTTCTGTAAAAGTGCCGCTCTCTCCCCAGGATCCCCCTGATTTCCATGTTATTTTCCCGGTATGCGGGTAACGCTTTACCATTTCGACGTTCCGTCAATCGTGGCTTTCTCGGAGTCAGTACCAAGCCTCGAGTATATCTCCTGTGCCTGGCTCCTCATGTATCCCCTGTCATACCTTATTGCGAGTCCCCCCTCCTGAATATCCGGCAAGCGTAAAAGTATTACCATCAGATCTGCTGAACACAAATCAATGGTATCCTTCACACTGTCATCGTAAACATCCGATGAAGCTACGTCCCGGTCAAGCAGAACCTTGGTATAGAGGTTGTCAGTGACTTCCCCTATACCGGGTAATACTGCTTGTAGTGCTTCAAGGTTTGTCATTCACACTTTATGCCCAGGAAGTATCTTCAACATACTGAAGGTAGCAATAATCAACATTATTCCAGCTCGGGAATGCGTTGATTTCTCCCTTCGTGTATTCAGCAACGGGGTCAACCGATGAATACTTGCTCACCAGTATATTCCCTTTTTTGGCCTGTACTACCTGCTTCGGGGGATTGGTTTCCTCCGCAATCGGGCCAGCCAAAGTCCTACCCAACTGTACTTGCGGTATGTAAGTAATGTAATTGTTCTTCCAGGGATTAGCATACGAAATCGTATGATCATCGTTTTCAATACCTACGCTCTGCTCGATAAGAACAATCTTAGGCAGCCCTTCGCTTACAAGGAACGCATTTGTCTGCTCAAGATTCGGGGCTTTGGTGAGCCCGGTCCTGGCTGTAAGGTAAAAAGATACTTCACCAAGAAATTCCGTCGAGACCTTCATTTTACTGAACGTCGCCCGGCGCATCAGTATGTACTGAAGCTTTACGCCAACGGCATCGGCAGCATCCACAACAGTTCTGATATCTGTAAGCGGTGTGCAGGTTGCCCCTGTGCTCCATGTTACTGCAACACCTGACTTATTGCCGGTTGGGACCTGGAAGTCGATGGCATTTTCCGTAACAATACCATTATTGTTTGTGGCAGCAAGCGTTATGCTCCCATAACTCATGGCTGACAGTGCCAGCCATTCCAAACGGGCATTAACGGCGTTGACCACAAAATCCACATCATTGAACACAAGGTCCAACAGTGATTCCTGGTCTGCTCCTTCGGCTTGCGCCTTCAGGATATTGTAGGTATTCAGGTCAGTCTCAGTCATTTTCCGCTTTACACGGATAGGAGGAATTTCCCCCGACAGTTTCGAGATCACCCTCCTGGTTTTCAGAGGGGCTTCTGAGTCGTATGCTACGACATCAGCTGCTATCCTTGCACCTTCCTCACCGATCAGCGTCTCGTACGTAAGCAGCGGAGTCGATTTGATCGGGAAAAATGTGGGCCAGTAGAACGAATCGTAGATTGTCTCTTTCAAGTAGGCTTCAAGATTCTTCTTGTTAACCTCTTTCAGTAATGAATTTTCCATGATTTTCTATTTAAAAGGTTAACTGTTTAAGCCCAAACAATCCTGTCGGAGAGCTGGGTCTTGATAAGATCCGTAACTCCAAACGGAAGGATAGACTCATTCACTGTGCCTCTGTTGACAATGGATATGCCAGCATTAGGACTGTCACCGGAAACATCGGTTGTATTTTTCAATACTCCCGTTGCATCGTAGATAGGATCAAGCTGTGCGGGTTTTTCAACGCCTCCACCCATATAATCGCTTGCTACCGTAAGCACCCCACCAACTGCGGCTGCATCCCATGTACCTCCTGCAGCGCAGGTCCAGTCTGTGAATACATCCTCACCGTCGATTACCAGTGCCCTGATTGCGGCCTGAATCAATGCGGCGGTGTTTTTCCCTGGTGTGGTATTGGCAAGGCTTATGGTAAGAGTCCTGGTCGAAGCTGCAAACGTTACCGCAAGGGTATCGCCTCCGGCCTGTGCAATAACAATTTTTACACCGTTCTTCCCTCTGGGGTTGGAAACGGTGAGTGTGGCATCCACAATATCTTCGACCGTAGCCGTCGATGCTGTGGCTGCATTCGTGGTTTCCGCACTCCCTTGATAGAGTACGGTCCCGGCAGCTATGTTCTCAGCCGGATCCAGGGCTGCTGTAAGGACAATGGTATCGTATGCCGTCTCTGTGGTCGTAATCGACACAATCGCCGTGCTCACCTGGCCGTTGGTGATAAACTCTCCGGCCTTGAACTCATGTGCCTTTGTGACCCTGAGTGACGTACCACCTGCTGACAGCGTTGCCTGCACAATGGCTGTCTTGATCAGGTGATATAACCTTGCGGTCGATCCATCCTCCCCTACAATAGCTCCGGCTCCTATTTCGGTGGTCGCCGTTTTCAGGTCAGCCACCTTGAGGGTCCCTCCACCCGGAACATCCTCATGGATATTCTTAAAGACCGGGTTATATTGGGTCTCTTCGCTTTTGCTTATTTGTAGTGTCATTTTTTAAGTGTTAATTGTTTCTATTTCTTTACCAACTGCTGTCTCTAAACCCTTGGAGTCTTGTTTCTTACTTTTCCGTTGAGCAAATTCCTTAACGGCCTCCTCAGAAAAGTCTTTCTTCCCTCCGGGTTTTAAAAGTTCTTCGTCTTTAACGGCTTTATCAATTTTCGACTGTGCGAAGCCCGCAAAATCTTTCTTCACGTTCTCCACCTGGTCGGAAATGGAAACCTCTGATTCGAGGTCAATGTATTTTACATAATCCTCCGGCATCCCGGCTTCTTTAAGCAAACCTCTTGCCTGAGTAGTTTTGTCAGTTTTGGATTCCCGCTGTTCAAGTTTTTCAATCGTCTGGCTCATCTTCGTGATCTGACCGGCCATACTGATCATGGCCTTTTCAAGCGGTGTATCACCTTTCAAATCCGGTTCCTTTTTCTTTTTCGTATCGTCCTCATCGTCGTCATCATCTTTTTTGTCCGGATTTTTTTTCTTGTAGGTATCAATGGCCTGGGTAGCCCTGCGGTCACCCTCTTTTTGCAGTTCCGACTTGACAGCACTGTCGAGTCCGAATTCTGCCAGTTTCTTCGTAAAATCGGCTCCTGTAGCTTTGCCTAATTCATCGAGTTCTTTTTTCAAGTTTTCAACAGCCCCTTCAGCCTCTTCAGCCTTGGCAATATTGATCCTTTTCCAAAGTCCTTCAGAAAGCCCTGCTTTTTTGAGTGCTTCCTTGATTTCAGTTTCAAACATAGGTCATAATATTTAAGTTAAACATATAGAGCTACTTACTCTTTTTGGTTTTTTTACGACCCCGTTTCTTACTTCCGCATGGCATATCAATAAGATTTAATTATACCAAAGTACGAAAAAATTCAACACACAAAAATAAATTTTTCATCCTGCTTTTTGGTACGGAGTCTGTTTTTTATTAACAACACCTTTATCAAGTGGTAATTTCTTATACAATTCAACGTCACTGCGAGCCTGGCCTATCGAAGGTTTAAGGTTCATATCCTTATCGAAATTTTCCAGCCAGTAAGGTTTTGATTTCCTTCCCTGGATAACGCCTTTCATGGATTTCATGTACCTTTCAGCCTTTATAGGTATCTTCTTTACCAGCAGCCTTTCATCCATTTTTCCTGTCCTGAGATAATTCAGAAATTTTTCCTTTTTCATAAGTACCGAAGTCGTGTAACAAAGACAGTTTGAGCTCCAAACACATTTCCCATTATATCTGACATACAACGTATGATTCTTTTCAACACCAATATCATAAACCATCCCTTTATATGGAATCTCTTCCTTTTTGAATACCGTAGCTGTTTGACTAACGCATTCTCTTATAATCCATACGATATGGTTTATATTGTAAATACCGTTTCTGAATTTATGCGGACCCCTGTTGTCTTGTAAATTAAAAGAAGGCCGTTTGCCAATCTTCAATATAAGTTCACTGAGGTCGTCAGTAAGGCGTTTTGATGTTGTATAATAAGTCCTGTCCGGATTTTTACCAACAAATTCGTTTCCTCGATTTCCTATAAAAGATTTTGGTTCTCGTACCATACCGTCACACATAATAAATGCGTCCAGGAATGTCCTGATAGTCTCTTTACTTGATTCCTTTATTTCATCCGGAATATACCTTTCAGGAGATTTCCCGAACTGTTTCAAGTATAGGTAAAATGATTTATCAAAGAATTCAAACCCGATTTTTCTGGGATGCGCTTCAAATGGGAGCTGCTTAAAACATTCCATCATTTTCTCACGCTTATCATCATTGGTGCCTTTCTGCTGTGCTACATTAAAAGCAAATCTACGCTTAGAAACATTCCCATCAGAAAGGTAATACCCCATGAACTCTGCGAACAATTTTATCGGAATTGTGTAAAGCCCGATATTAATAATTTGTGTTTCTGATCCGGTCCAATTGCATGACCTATAAAGCCCTCCTTTACGATGATCATAATTCTCTGCCGTCTTATTATCCATGATATGACCGTCAACCTTATTCAGGTAAACCATCCTATGATCAGGTGTTACCTGAAGGTCCAGTGAGCGATTGTGGAAACGTATCAAATTACCATTATAACGATATTCTACCTTTGATTTTGCTGTTGAAATTTCCAGTTTCTTCGTTTCAGGATTCAGCGTCCATATATCATCACCTATTTCTACATCCCTGAAATCCTTCCATCCATCTGCCGTAAAAACCTCAGTCCCTTCTTTGTAGCAATGCGGATGCCACCCTACAAACCTGAATCCTACGGGGTAGGTACCCTTGTTATAATCACAAATATCCTCTACATTATGCCTTCCGCTAAGATTCACCTTAACACCCATAACAAATGGAAGCTGCTGGCGTCTCAAATGGTCACTCGACCGGTAAGCGATATTCATTTCCGTAGCCGTAAGCCTCAAAGCGTTTTTATATGAACTCCTGTACACCCCGGGGCCGGGTTTGTATGCTTTGGCCGGCTTGCTCAGGACAAGTTTTCCGTCTTTTTTCACCCTTCTGTATAACCGATCAGGTTCTTTAAGAATACCCCGGACATCCCTGCTGATCTCTGCTGCAGGCTTTCCTGTGGCTATTCCTTGGGAAATATGGAATTTTAACTGTGATTTAGTCTCTTGTGTGAGGTTCCAGACTCTATCTGATAGGTTGAATTGGTTGCTGTCGGTTCGTCGTATAAAAGCGTTTAAAGCATCAGTATTGCTCTTCATGTACCGTGAAAGGATCTCTTCATCAATATACGTTGATCCAAGATATTTCCTTACCAGCTCATCGTTTTTCCGGCTTGCCAGTATCCAGGCTGTCATGGAAGCTTTCTGTATCTGAGACCTCAAACCGAATGACATCCTTCCCAGTATTTCGTCAATCCTTCCTTCGAGATTTTTATTCTTCGACCAGGTGAATTGTGCCGGGTTCTTAAAACTGTGCTTCTTAACCTCATTGGCTATCTTGCCGTAATTACTGTTAAGGATGGACTTCACCTTAGCAAGCTCTGCCAGGATTTTTTTTATAAGTTCGTCGTTATACTCCTTTTCGCTCATGACATTTTTCTTAGGAATTCAGCAAAAAACCATTGTTGATAATATGCATACAGTTCGTCGGTTTTTCCGGAATGTTTAAAGTTCTTTCTGGATAGCAGAAGAAAAACAATATGCTCTACTTCGTGAATCAATACTGAAAAATCAGCTTTATAATCAATAATCATAGCCAACATATTGATTCCTTCCTCATCTTCGATATCAATACACAGGCCATCTGTTAGTCTTTCTGGTAAAATTTCTTTTATCAATTCCTCACTCGCCCCATGTCTTTCCAATTGAAACCTGACAAATCTATTTATATCGTCAACTACCGCTATATTGATAACATCCCTGAATGGAACAGCAATAATCTCTTCCATCCTCTCTTTTCCTTTAACCTTTATGAAATCACTGATCTTCATTCCTGCATCCCTGGCTCTCCGAATGTTTGTGATCCTATTTCAAGCTGGCTCCGCTCATCATCTGAGGCCATTTTCTTCAGTTCATCCTTGGCATCGGTAATCAGTGGATTAAGACTTACGGCAGTGTCCCTGCTCATGATCCTTTCATTTCCTGTAGCGGAAACAAGCATATCTACAATTTCCTGAACATTTTCGGGCAGTGGGTTCTGGAATTCAAATCCGAACTTGAGGTTTTTCAGCTGGTCTGCCATACTGATATTTACTATTTTGGCAATCATCTGTTTCAGGATATTCATCCTTCGGGTAAAATTCTCAGAAAATACCTCTTCATGGTTTTTGGCCTTCAGTATAGCATCCAGAAACATAAACTTCATGGCTATTCCTGAAAGCGCCTGAGATCCCTTGACATTATCGAAACTCAAATCAGGGGTGCTGCTGAGTGAATAAATAATATTCCTAAGTTCCTTGAGCTCCAGTTCTACAGCCGTAGGCATGTGCTCCCAGGTTAAATATTGAATATCCCCGTATGAATATTTACCGTCAATATTCTGGCCTTTAAGCGTAAATACCTTGCCTATCTCTCCTTTTTCTGGAGCATCCACAAGCTCCCCCATAACCTTTATTGCCGGGGATCCAAAATAATCGTTAGTATCAATAAACTTGCTTAGCCTCATCTCAAACTGGTCTATCTGGCTTTGGACGTCTCCCCATTCGGTTGCTTCCTGCTGGTAATAAATAACAGGGATCTTACCAAGTATAATGGTATTTTTCTTTTCCTCATTCTCAGGATCTTCGGGATCAGGGATTTCCACTCCATTGACAAAATCTTTCCTTTCATACCCTCCGGAGATCCGGTGAAAGCGTATCATCCTGTCTGCCATATATACGTCAATGTATTGCTGTGTTTTACCCTTTTCATCCTCAACATCATACTTCCTGGTAAAAGAATCCATATCACCGTACTCGTCGAAGTGAGGGAAAATTTCATCCCCGTTATCCTTGCATAGCAGATAAACTTTTATTTCAATCTCTCCGTCAAGGTTTTTCTTCAGGTAAAACAGCTCTGCGACATGCGTTTCAATAAATAGCCTTCGGCATAGTTCCCTGTTATGACTGTGGAGCTTCATTCTATCCCAGTGCCTTACTATCTCTCCGAAGGCTTTGTCGGTGGCGTTTTTGTCCTCACTGATATTTGTGATAATAATAGGTTCTCCAAACAAAAAAGACAAAGCGGTATTGGTGATTTTCTTCTGTAACTTTATCACCTGCTTGGCTGTAATTACCGTCTTTTGTTTGGCGCCTGTACCTACCGTCTTATTCGGGCGGTTAAGAATATCATGAGTACCGTCGTACTGCTTGATATTGGTTTCAATGGTATCCGATCCCTTGCCTTCAGGGGCTTTTGTGAGCAGACCGACAATCTTACTCGAATTATCGGTTTCTAAAATCTGTTTTATGTTCATGGCTATAAAATTAAAAAAATCCGTACTCTTCTTTAGTTGCAGGGGCCTCTTTCCCTTCATCGACTATAAACCTTTCAGGGAAAAATGTCAGTGACAGTGCATCGCTCTTATCCGGGGATCTCCCTATTTTTTCTTTTATGTCGGCTTTTGGTTCAATAATTATTGCCCCTGTACTGTGAGTTTTCCACTTCGTGACTGTCAATTCTTCGGTAAGTTCATCGTCAGGGGGCAGTATCATATTAAAATCATTCGAGGGATCCAGGGCGTCCCTTATGGCCCAGTACAAATATGCTCTCATGTTGTAAAATTTCCTTTCACCGGTTATGTCCGTGAGCCCTCCGGCTCCGTATGAAGCCTTGGCACTTATGGCCCTGAATACTCCCTGCTCCCTGAGCCTGCTGTACGTTCCGGCACCTTCGCCTATGGTATCTATAAAAGCATACCCCTGTTTTTCAATCTTATTTTTGATCTTACCGGCAGTCTCCATGTGAACGGTATCCTTTCTGGATGAATCAACCTGTATTTTTTCAACAAACCGTCCCCACCGGTGAACATATACCGTATTGTCCGTTCCCATACCTGCAATGTCGGCACCAAGCCGGAATTCTGCCTGGGCAATCAAATTAAATTTATCCTGCTGGCTGAGATCGACATACCTTTGGTTTGCAG